CTCATAAAGATAGATGTCATAATACAGCAATGTCTCTGTTTGTATTTCCATCACGTCATATGTCGTTATACCTGTCTTTTCATCTGTGTACTTGTTTATGTGATATTTGTCAATTTCAACTCCTGAAGGTGTCTTTGTTGTTTTCAATGACAGGCCAAAAGATTCATCATCAATGTGATTAATAACTGCTCTCTTGATCAGATCACCCAATTTGTCTTTCACATTTTTTAGATTGATCGCTGTCTGCTTTGACTGTTCTTTTACTCTGTCAAAACGTGCAATCTCATCTTTGATGTGTTGTAGATAACTGGCTGGTATACCATCGTACTTGAACAGTGTTCCAATCAACCTGAAATGTTCCAAGGCTGATCTTGCTGAACTGTACTTTGGATATTCTTTATTTTTGTATGTTTTCGCTGTTTGTGTCATTTTCAAAATTTAATATCTTCTCTATTTGTTTTATATTACTAGATCTTACGCTAGAAATCAAGTTAAAATAATCGCCAAGACGCAATTTTGTTAATTTTTCTAGAATTTCTTTTTCACTTCTATTGATTAACGCACTTATCTGTTTGCTTAACTGCTCTTTCTTGCTAAGGTCTTTGACCATTTTATCCATGTTCTCTTTAAAATCAGACATTATCTTCTTCTCAATGACTTGTTCATTGCCGCAACTCTTCTGGAAGCGGGGTTGAATTTCTTTGTAAATTTAATCTTTCTCTGAAGCCTAGCACCCATACGTGCCTTCATCTTCTTCATAGTCATACGCTTTTTGAGATCCAAAGGTGCAGAACAAACGCTTGGGTTTGACACAATCCTGCCTTTTTTACGGCCAAAACTGCAACGATATTTCTTGACTACTTGCTTGCCTTTACGGCCAAATATCATTTTTGTTTCAACCATTCCTATTAGATCGCTTATAAGCATATTATCTTTTCTTCCTACTAATCTTTACCGGACTAGATCTTCTTGTTTTCTTTACTCCAACGTTTAATTTTTTAGCAATTTTACTTGTTGGATTGTATTTCTTTGTGTATCCTGCTCTCGCACCTTGTATACCTTTTTTCTTGGCTCTTGTTGATCTAAAATCCATTCTTTTCTTGATATTAATCGGAGCCGAACAGGTCGCCGGATCTGCCACCATTCTTCCTTTTCTAGGACCAGTGGTACATCTGTATCTTCTCTTTACTTGGTTCTTATATTTGCCAAATATCTGCGGTGTTCCTGTTACTTCAAATATCTTCATGTTATAGTGCTTTTCCAAATACTGTTGTTAGCAAGATAGTCATCAGTGTGAAAAACATTGTTCCTGCTGTCCACATAATAATTTTTTCTATCTTTGCAAAACCTTTTTCCATGTTGTTTTCCATCTTGTCTATGTGTGCTTCAACACGGTCAAATCTTGAATTAATTTCTTCATGCCTTTCACGGCTTAACGCCACGTGTACTTCCAGACTGCTATGCTCTAGTGCATCTGTAGTAGGTGAAACCTGTGTGGCCGGTTTTGGTGGTATTCTGTCCATTATATTTCTGCTCCCTAAAACTTGGTTATCCAAGTATTAGTATTTACTCCTTGTGTGCAAATAGTATCTGCAAACATAACCAGGTTATCTAATCTTTTCTTTAAAACACCCACAGCATCACCATTTTGTGCGAACAGATCTGGCTGTTCCACACCAAATTTGAACTCATATGTGTCTTTGGCTCTTGTTGGTGCTGTGAAAAATAAAATCTTTCCATAGATTCCGATCAACTGTTTCATGTGATCAAAGTCTTTTTCACTGTCAGACTGCACATCAGGACCTTTGTATTCTATCGGTAATTTTGTTGATACTTTGTATACTTCTAGCGAATCTCCGACCTGTAGGTAGTTGTGCTTTGTGGAATTGTATGAATACATTATCTCTTTGCCCCAGCGGCAACATTCTTGGGCAGTTTCTTTTGATTGACAGTGACTCTGTTTTTCAACTGTCTTTCTTTGGCCATTGATTGTAGTATACCATAAAGTTCACTCTTTGGCACACTGCCTCTCAAGTATTGCTCAATCTTTATTACTATGTTCTGTCTTTCTTTTTGTTTCAACTTGTCGTAATCAGTTACTAATCTTCTCACTTTTTTCAGAACCGACTCGTTGACTTTCAGTTCTCTTTCAAATCTCATCAAAGTCCTTGTCAAGTCAGGCAGACTGTCTCTGGATAAGATACCTAACATTTCTTTCATGGACATTGCATTGGCTTGTAATCTTTCAACATACTGTTTGCTTGATTCATCATTTTTAAACTGTACTATCGATCCTGTACCCATAATACTATGAATCAGTAGATATAAATCTGTTCCATTGTTCCTGAAGAAGTTAAAGTTACCATAACTTCCTGTCCTTGAAGCATACTGCTGAGACATTCTTTTATATTTGAATTCGTTGTGCATCAATATCAAACCTAAGAAATACGCATAGATGATATTACCCACATCGTTAGCACTGTAATTTCCTAAATCTTGTCTCGATCTAAATGCTCTGCTTTCAGTGACAGTATTAACAAAAGATAATTCTAATCCTTCTTTTGCAAAATTTTTCCTACTGAAATCTAATCTGTCGACAATTTTTATGGCTTTGCCAACCCTGTCAACTGCTACAAATCCTTCTTGATCTCTCACAACATATTCGTCGCCTTGTATTTCAAAAGCATCAATGGCTTTGATGTTTTTTAGTTTTTGATATATTGTGTTCTTGATCGCTGTCAACTTCAACCATAGACTGTACCATGATTGTATATTGTTCTTGTTTGCAAAATAAGATTTTTTCCATTGCTCTAGAGCTACTAGTTTTCTTTGTCCTGCTAGTCCTTCTCTCCCAGTTTTCAGTTTCTCAATTTCTTTCTCTATCCTTTGTTCATAATCACTTGCAAAGTTGTTAAAGAATGATGTAGGATCTTGTTCAATGGCACCAGCTCTGATCATGTTGTTGTGATTGGCATGGATCAGTTCTTTTAACTTTTTAGCAGGTATCCCTGTTGACTCAAACCAACTGAATATATCACCCGCCTGTTGTAGATGTTTCTTGGCTTCGTTGATTGCTTTCTGTATTGCTTGGAACTCACCTGTTGTTAAATTCACGATACCAGTGTAATCTTTTATGTAAGCATCATCAAACCAAACGCTTGATGTTTTCTGTAGGCCTGATATGTCGACATCAAAACTAGCATTCATGCTGTCCAGGCTTTCACCCGAGTATGCTGTATGGAAGACAACTCCAATTTTTGCATTCTGCATTGCCTCTGCTGTTTCACTTCCAACTGGAACTGCGTAAGTTATTGTGTTGGGTTTGAAGGCAACGTATGACTCGCCCTTGTAAGAAATTGTTTTAAGATCACCTGATGTAAAAAGTAAATCTCCTTGTAGAACATTTTCAATGCCTAATTTTGATAATTCAGCAAGTGCCACTTTTAACTTGGCACGAAGACCTGACTTGTCTTTGATCTCACCTTTTTGTACTGTGTCTGCATGATTGGCATCAATATCTTCTGGTGTCTTGTTTAACTTTGCGTCTTTGTTGAACACACCTTTTGTGCCCACAAAGAATTTTCCATCTGCAGGATCTTTACCACAGAATATAGCAGGACTTCCATCCCACTTGATTGTCAATCCGTTAAATTTCTTGCTACTGCCACTGCTCGCCAACTCTGCGAGATTGTTCAAATACTCAATGGCCTTTGATGCACCTTCTTTGCCTTGGAAGAGTGCTAAATCTTCTAGGTGTGTTAGGTGGAGATTTGGATCTTCTTTAAGTAGTTCATTTGCTTTCATCTTCATTCAACTTTTTTATTCCACGTTCAAATTTTCTAGGATCTTGTGTCTTAATGCTATTTACGAATCTCTTTACAAGGTCGTCTGCAACGTTCTCATCATATGACTCATATATCATTTTAGTGATATTGATTGCTGAAGTGATCACATGACTAGCCCTAGTTTCCACGACATTATTCACATCGGTTCTTGGAACTACTTTGCTAATTTCTTCTAATATTGAACGTGTTTGCTTTCTCATGTTAATTATTTATTACGTAAAATAACAAAATAAACACATCATACTACTCGTCGAACTGCTGTGACTGTGCTTTTAGCAGATCTCTCAGTCCTTTTGCCATTTCTGTCTTCTCGGCAACCGCACTAGCCTGGGTCTTATTTGTTACTGTTGAAGTCCTTTTCGTCAGTGTTTGTGCTATAGATTCTCCCGATGCTGGCATTATATTCACTCCTTCATCGTCCTCATCCAAGTCAGTAATCCTTAATCTATCAACGTCAAACGCTAGATCAATCTTACTTCCTACACCACCACTGGATCTTGTTTTAATTAACTGTATCTGATACCTACCACGTTCTCTCATGGCTCTGCTTGTGAATATACCAATCAAGTTGTCAGCAGTATTAATCTTACTGATACCACCTGCAATATGGCTCTGGTCATATTCTACTTCTTCGATAGCACCCCTGTTTAACTGAGATGCTGTCACTAATACTATCTGTTGTTCTACTGCAAAGTTCCTTAATTCTTCAGACACAAATTTATCTTTGATAAACATATCTGCTGGAGAAATCTTTTTGTTAACTGGAAACATCAGATCTAAGTAGTCCACTAAAACAACATCTGGTGCAACACCTTTCTGTATCGTAAACTCTTTTACGTAAGATCTGATATCATTGGTGTTAGATCCAGAAGGCATATACTTGATCTGGAATGATCCACCTTGCTTCTGTCTTTTTAGTTTTACTGCTAGTTCTACTTCGTCAATCTTTTTGAAAATTTCATTTGTTGGTACACCTGTTGTCATGGAGTCAACCCTCATTGCACTCAGCTCTTCACTTAATTCAAAAGTAAAGTAAATGACATTTTGTCCTAGCTCTAAGAAGTTCATTGCAATGTTTTGTAAGAATAAACTCTTACCTGCACCTGAACTACCTGCAAATATATTCAGCTCTCCTCTATTGAATCCACCATAGAGCTTCTTGTCCAAAGACTTCCAACCTGTGCTTACTTGTCCATTGCTGTCTTTGAGTTTCATCAATCTAGCTCTAGGATCTTCAAAATAATCTGTACCTAGATCTTTAGTTAATCCTATACGAACTGCTTCTTTGATTTTATCTTCTACAGTTCCATATTCTGACCTTTCTAGTAAATCAGCACTTTCAATGATTGCTTTTTCAAGTGCCTTGTGTCTACAGAATGTTTCAAACTCATCTAAGAACCAATCCTTTTGTGCTTCATCTAAGTTCGGTACAGGAGTAAAATCAATTTCACATTTTGCTTTTATCTGATCTATCGTTGGCAGTGACTTGTACTTGTCCGCATGGTCTATCAACATTTGTACTGTGTCAAAATACTTTTTGCTGAAGTAAGTTGGACTGATAATGTTCCTTGTCCTTACAAAAAGCTCACTGTCAGTTATCATGAACTCTATGAATAGTTTCTGTAAATCGTCTGTGTATACTGTTGCCATATTATTACTATACTATATTAATCTCTATTTCGCAAGTATTTCCAACTGTATGGAAATTCCTCATTGCAGAACTTGTCAATTCCATTGGCTATTTCTTGTGTTTCCAACTGTGTGTCTTTGGCACAACGCAGATCACAAACTCTAGCAAACGCATACAAAGTTCCTGTCCAGTACCATTCAGTCATCATAGACTGTGGTAAAACCATCCTAGCCATCTCTGGTGCTACTCCTTCATTCAATAATAAATTGTAATAAACTTTACAACCATTAATGTACCTGTTGTAGTATTCTTCATCTGTTTGTACCTCGCCCGAGCTACCTTGTTTGCTGTCCTCAGGTCTGCCTCTCCAAACTTCAGGTGTATGGAACTCTGGTTCGTAGTCCACATATCGTCTCGAGATTTCATTCCAACTCAGACCCACCTGGTGCTTGACCAACTGTCTGGCAACAAACACAGGAGCCTTTATCCTAAATTGTAAAGTGCAGTGTGCGAATGGTGACCAATGATTGTGTTTTGCTAGATACTTGATCAACTTCTCATCTGATGCATCCATCACTTCTTTGTTCTTACCATAGCTCACCCTAGCCGCATTGACCACAGTCAAATCACTACCCATTTTATCAATTAGTTCTACTCTCATTATACTCCTACTCCAAATAATTTTAAAAGTTCTAACACTGCTCTGTTCTCATATACTATCTCATACAACTCTGTCACTGTTACCTGTAGATCAATTATCTGATATGCAAGATATAAGTTAGACAGACCTAATACAAATACAAAAATGATTAGTAATCGTTTTTCCATTAATACGTGGATACTATCTTGTCAGCAATACCATACTTGACTGCTTCCTTGGCACTCAACCAAACGTCCTCTGCTGGTAATAGTACTTCCCTGATTTTCTTTTCTGACATTCCAGTACATTTTTTGTAGTGGTCTATCATTCTTTCTGTGCTTAATTCAAATTCTCTCACTCTCGCAAATAGTTCATGTTCTTTACCAGCACTACCCCAACTGTATTGGTGTGACAAAATTGACGTGTTTGGTGTTATAAATCTTCTGCCTTTTGTTCCTGACATGAAAGTCAATATACCGCAACTGGCTATCATTCCTAGTCCTATTGTTTTTACAGGTATAGCAGATCCTTTCATAGTATCTATCAAGGCAAACGCACTGTGAACCTGTCCGCCTGGGGAATTAATCACTAGAGTAATTTCTTTCGGTCTTTCTCTCTGTGGCAGTAAGTTCTTTTCAATGATCATGTTAATCACTGGTTTTGTCGTTGTGCTGTCAAAGTGATCACTGAAATAAATTATTCCACTTTCGTACATCAGTTGTCCTGGTTGTACAGGAGGTTTGGGCATTTGTGCCTGTGTTGTTTTTTTGTTGTTCATATCTGTTTTCATTATGCTACTCCAATTTTTTTATAAACTTGAATTTTTGCTTTGTTTGAAACTGCACTATCTATAACAGATTTCAAAGTATACAATCTTCCATATTGTTTAACTGCGTCGGCACAGTCTTTAATGCCAGATCCCCATTTAGGAAAACTGACCATCCAGTTGTTTTCAACAGCCACATCAATTAAATTACTACCCGACTTGTCTCTGTCAGGACAAACTATTATTGTTTTTCCTGTAGCATTTATCAGATCGATTTGACCTTGTGTTAACTTGTTACCTAATGAGCTCACTGCGTTTATAGATAATGCGTCTAACACTCCCTCAGTTATTATAACATACTTTCTATCAGTATGTAAATTATCAATATTAAAAATGTATCCAGGTTGTACATCACTGTAATACTTTGGTACATTTGGAATATCTTCAATTACTCTGCCTGTGTATCCAACTATTTCTCCTTTTGCCATGAAAGGCACAAGAAGTCTTTTGTTGATCTTCATATACGGATCAGGACTCCAGTAAAAGTCTTTGTAAAATTCTAAATCTCTATCCATCACATATTTGTAGACAAATAACGCATCAGCAGGTGGACTATCATCATTGATAACTTCATTTAATAGTCTAGCACCTTTTGGCAATTGCCTTGTTTTGAATTCTGTCACGCTCTCATATTTCTTACCAATTTCAATATCAGCGTCTTTTAACTTCATGGCTTCGAACTGAAGTTCTTTCACTTTCTGTTCGCTCACTCCAATTTCAACGAGTAAGGTCTGTAACTTTCTACCAATCAACCTACCAGGAGTAAATGAAGCCTTGTAATTACAGTTGAAACAATGATAACTTACTACGTCACTAAACTTAAAACCACCCCTATGCCTTTTGTCTGGTCTTGTGTGTCCTTGTTTGGTACACATTGGACAGTTTATTGTATGCCAACCACTAGGAGTCTTTTTAGTGGTGCCACTAATTGCTGTCAAG